GAACCCCGACGCCTCTGCCATCGCTGCGATAGCCGGAAAGACAGGAACACCAAGCCAGCCGATCTGCACCCATGCTCCATCCTGCACCTCGTGGACTTGCGTGCCTGCGTCGGTCTGCAGCAATTCAACACTGTCGTTGGCGGGCACGGGGTCGGTCAGCGATGTGACAAGCTTTGCGCCGGCCGCGATTGCGGCAAGGGTTGCCTGAGATGCCTTTGTGGTGGCGACCCCGGCCTGCGTTATCGATATCCCTGCCTGGACCGTCGCCGTGTTGGCCATTTCACCTGATAATTCAGCTGAATTGCCAGCCGCCTCAACAGCTTCCGCCAAGTCATCGGCGGCTCCAGCGATCACCAGAAAGGCATCACGCACCAGCTTTTTTGGCGGGTTAAACTGCCCAGATGCAGGATCACCCACTGGCAATGGCCGCCCAGCTGGTTCGTTCGGCAGCCCATCACCGGTGTACCGCTGAAAATCACGCATGGCCGTGTTTAATAGATCCGCAATGGTTCCCATGCGAGTTCTCCTGTTCTGCTAATATTTGAAGGATTAGGCGATTGTGATTTCGACCGACGCCGTCTCGGGCGATGGCACAAACGAGGGGTTGAGCGTGACAGCCCAGTAGAAATACGTGCCAGCAGCCGGGCTGTCGGTGAAGCTGGACGGCTGCCCAGCAAGCCCCGCGACATCATCGACGAAGCTGGCACCGGCATAGCTGTCGACCGTGTTGCGGAAAATCCGGGTTGCGCTGTAGTTCGTCGGCGCGTTGACCCAGGACAGGCCCGCCGAGGATCCGGAGGCGCTGCCTTCGAATTCAGTTGGCGCTGCCGGAACTGTTGGGTTGCTGATCACTGTGATTGTCCCTTCTGGATAATCTTCCTCTGCCGCGCCCTGCCCGAACCAGTAGGCGCGGACGTCATATTCGCCTTCGGCCACCACGCCCGACACGGCGCGCAGGTCCCCTTCGCCCACGCTCATCCGCGTCCACTGGTTAATGAGGAACGAGCGCTTGAACTCCACGATCAGCTGCAGGTCATTGCGGCCCGGGTCGCTGACCTGCGCCACGATCTGCACGCCGGATGTCTGCCCCGAGATGGCGACGATCTCCTGAGAGAGCGCCAGTCCCGTTGGAACCGGCGGGATCTGGATGTTCTGGTTCAAGTCGGACAGCCCCGGCGCCAGAGGTTTCAGGTCAACGTCTGACCAGGCATCGAATGTTGATCGCAAACCGATGCGGCATTTCCCGCTCGTTGCTGAATAGCCATGGCTCAGCACCTCATAGACCCCGCCGATGCGTGGGTGATCGATCCTGATCGTGTGGATTCCGTCGCCCTTTGGAAACCGCGCCTTAATGCCGACCAGGTTGGTCACGATATTCACGCGGTACCGGGGTCTCTCGCGCATCTCGAAGGTCTGCATCAGCTTTTGCATCTGGTTTCCATCCGGACACCAGGGCACGTCCAGCGTTTCGGTGCGTTCCGCCTGAATATCGAGCAGCGCCTCATTCCGGCGTTCGGGCGCTTCCTCCGGTTTGAAGTTGTGGTCTGCGCTCGTGTAGATGCCTTTGAGGACATTGAAGTCCGTCATGGCGTCGACACCGGTTTCCCAGTTCACTTCCAGAATGTCGTCTTGCCCGATCGTCACATCAGGCTCTGAATACTGCCCGCCCATCAGGCCGATCTTGCCTTCAGGCGTCAGGTACGGCTGGCCGTCACAGGTTTTCATGATGGCTTCGAGCACATTGCGCGGCTCATCGTTCAGGCTATAGGTGCCGGCGGCTTTGTACCCTTGCCCATCGCAGATCTCGGCAAAGATGCCGATCGCGTCATCGTCGAAGTGGATCTCCGGGATGCGCATCCCGTCCGGATGGCTCATGAAATCCCGCGCGACCAGGGCAGAGTTCGCGCTGAAACCCACAACATCGGTGCGTGGATCAAAAACCTCTGCCCCGTTCACAATCATTTGGATGACTGTGTTCGCCCCTTTCGGGAAAATTGCACTGATCCGGCTGGGCGACGGCCCCGTCAGCCGCGCATATGTCGTGACACTCCCCTCGATCCTGTGCGCCGCCGTCCACATCGCCGGGAACGCAGCCAGCAGGTCCGCATAGTCGGATTGTGTACCGTTGCGCGTCTGGATCCGGACAAGCCCGTCAAAGCTGAAGGCACCGCCTGTGTCGGTGGTGATCCCCGAGCCATCCAGTACAACCTTTTCGCCATCGATGACGAATTCAAGGATCTCCGACACAGCGCCTTCGTTGTGCACGATGACAATGTGCAGGACGCCATCCTTGGCCTCGAAGAACGCGCGAACCCCGCCGAGCAGAACCTTGCCATAGGACCGTCTCCGCGCCGCTGCCGCCTGACTGATATTGGCCTGCACTTCTTGCGGTGGAATCGTCGGCTGCTTGGGCTTCGTCAATGCGCTGAGCGCCAAACTGACACCCACCTGCGTCAGTGCCGTTGCTGTCGCAAGGGTGATCCCGAATGTTGTCGAGATGAAGCCTGCCACAGCGGCGATTGCACCCGAGAAAATCGCCATCTACTTCACCCACGCCGTTTCATATGCCCGATATCCGCGCCGCTGAAGCGCCTTGCGCAGCCGGGCAGGCACCTGATCCTCTGGTCCTGTCGAAAGCCGCACCCTAGCGCCCCTGCTGTCCGCCCAGGCCTCAAAGGCTCGCAGCAGGCGCAAGCCGCTGTTGTCTGTCGCGAACCATCCCAACTCATGCGCAAATCGCTCAGTGCTGATGATGGTCGAGGAAATGCTGCCTGCGATAAAGCCACCGTCCGACACCAGGACGACGCCAGAGGGTGACCCCATCAGGATCATGACCGTCTCTGCCACCTTGTCCGGTTCAGGCAGCACCGGCCCACCGATCGCGTCACGCAGTGCGCAGACCATATCGACGATGCGCTGGATATCCGCCGCGACAGCCAGTCTCACAACCATCGGGTTTCATATTCCGTGTATTTGGCGACCAGCTCCAAACCCCGATCGCCCGTGCTGCGCGACTTCTGGTCGGAATCGGTCAGCAGACCGCGCGGCGGCGTGGTGCGCCGATAGAAGAGGCCTTCGCAGGCGAGGCTGATCGATCCCTTTTCCAGACCGGAAAAGCTGTAGCTGACCTTTTCCATCGTCCCGACGAAATGCGCGAATGGGCTACCCACCGGATGCCATGCCGGATGCTCCAGATCCGCCTGCGTATAGAACAACTGCCCGAAGATAGCGACGGTACGCCCATGCACCGTGCTTTCCGCCGCCTGAGTGTCGTCGATCATCTTTTCCGTCGCGGCCAGACCGAAGGACACTGGCTGCGCAGTCGCGGCATAGGTTGTTTCGATATCGGAAATGCTGATCAGATCAGACACGCCGGACCAGATTTCGCCCGCCACGTCCAGATCGCCGATACCAGTCCACCAACGGCGAGGATTGTCCCTGAAATCCATGAATACCAGAGTTGCTTCAGACACCCTGCCCGTCCGCAGCAGATCGTCAGGGATTGCCAGAAGATCGTCGCGGACGCCCATCAAAACGCCTCACGGAAGGTGATCGTGGCGCGCTCGACGCCATTTGGCATGAAGTCCACCTCGCCTTCACCCTCAGACGCAAACCGCATTCTGCAAACGGGATTGTCCGTTTCGACGACTGCGCCCGCAACAGCGGCTTGGCGCAGCGGCGGCTGGACGCGGACCTTCGATCCATCCTCCCAGGACCGCTGTACACGGTGGAACCGGTCACCAAGCGTCAGGCCATGCCCGGGCCGAAGGCCAAGGCTGTCGGAGAGCGTGAGATCAAGATCGGTCGCTCGCAGATCAGCTGCCGTGGCCAAAGTAATCGCTGCGCGCCCTTCGTTGACGAAAGACCAGTGTTCAAAGGTGCTGAATGCCGGCGCACCAGTGACCGATGCGCCCCCGCCCTGAGCGTTTTTCGGTCGATAGGGCAGAAAAACCGGCACAAGCGTGGTGCCGATCCCGCCTTCCATCTGGGCGAGAAAGCCCTGCCATTCCAGACTGGCAGCTTCGGTATGCATCAAGAAGGAAATTGTCACGACCCAATGCCCTGCAAAGCTTGGGATGATGCTTTCAGCGCCAGTAATGGCGGTCTCGCGTCCGCGCATCTGACCGGCCATGCGAAACCCGGACGACGTCTTTTTGGCGAGCCGCGGGAATGCGATGTCGTCGGTCATTCAAAACGCCTGCCGTGATTGGAAATATGTGCAGGCACAGCTGCCAATACCCCTTTCTGGATACTAGGTGTCGCCTCGGCGATCAGTTTCCCTGCCGCATCACGAACGAACGCGCCAAACGATCCGGTTGAACGATCCATCGTAACGGTGACGTTAAATGCCTGGGCATCGCGCCCCGCCCGCATGGACCCGGACTTTGTGTGGTCAATGACCGTTTCATTTGGATGCAGCAAGGCAGGGAAACCGCCATATCCGTCAAGACCGCCAACCCGCGCACCACTTCCCGTATAGCCGCCGCCGTCGAACGACAGCAGGCCCTTCAGGGCTTTTCCCAGACCGCCAAAAATGCCGCCTGATCCGCCGCCCGTTTTACCGCCACTCGCGCCCGCCCAAAGAACGTCAAATGCTTTGTTGGCAAGCAGGTCAGCAAAGCGGCTTGCGAGGTTTCGGACCGCCTCGCCCAACGTGTTGGCGCGGGTGACGGTGCTTGTGAAGAAACCTCTAAAAGCGTTTTCGGCATCCTTGCCCTCGGCCTTTGCATCCTTCAGCGACTTGCCGACCTTGTCGATGCCGTTTGCGGCGGACGCAGCGCCACCGCTGCCGACGTCTGACAATGACGAATTCAGATCGTCAGCAGCCGCTGCGCCTTCGGTCAGATCGGTGGTCGCCGTTTCACCGACAGCGGCAACAGATGCGCGCAGCTTCGCAAGTTCAGCCAGCGGGGCCCCGAAACTGGACTTTGCCCGCGACATGGCGACTTCAGCCGCGCTACCAACTGACAGTGCCGCAACTTCAGCCTTGCCCAATTCCTGAGTGATATTTGCCGAAGCGCCCTGAATGTTAGTGCCGAACATGCTGTTCAGACCGTCAGCAACCGCCCACGTAAGTTCAACCCAGCCGCCTGCCATCCGACGCAGGCCTGCGTAGAAGACAGCCGTCATTTTGCTTGTCATCACCGCGACTGCCGACCTAACATAGTCAGCCCCATCACCGATGCGTCCCCAAACCTCAGCGGCTAATGGCTTCAGTGCGGCAAGGACTTCTCCAAAGTTCCCAGTAGTGCGCGACAGGTGACCAACTATTGATATCGCTTCACCGACATAGCGCCAAAAGGACCTCACTACGTTGACGAGACCGGCGAAGACATCGGTTATTGTAGCCAGACTCCCTCCTTCAGCACGCATATTCTTGAATGAGTTGCCAAGAGAGTCGCCGATGCTCAGTAGATCCTGGAATCTTAGCACTGCCGTCGACACTCTTTCGGAAATGTGCACGACGACATCGCGAAGATAGCCGCCTTCACGCGACGAAGCCATAAAGCTGTCCGCCATAGTCTTCAACGTTGGCGCAAGCGACACGGCGAGCCGATTTCCGAGCGCCTCACTGACCAACTTCATTCGGCTCATCGCATCGTTCGCCACTTCGACCTTGGCTGCATCCACCGCACTCAGCGACAGCCCCAGATCCTTAACCTCTTTGCGCGCGGCGCGGATGGCGTCGCCCCCCTGGGCCACCAGCAAGGCCATTTCCTTGCTCTCGACACCCATTTCCAGCAGGAATTGCGACGTCTTGGTCGCAGACCACCCCAATTCCTTTGCCCGATCAGCGATCATTGCCAGGCGCTCATCGACATCTAGGGCCAGCAGGCCTTTCGCGCTCAAGCCCATGCGGTCCAGCGCGTCCGCACTGGCCCCACCCTTCACATTCGCCTCGACCAGTTTGGTCCCGAGCTTCTGCATCGAGGCGTTCAGGGCATCGCTCGACACACCAGCGTCGTTTCCAGCCAGCTGCAGGGCGCGCAGCGCGTCGATGCTGCCGTCGATCGACCGGGCCAGCTTTGCTTGCTGATCAACAAAGCTCAGCGATGACCGGGTGAGCGCGCCGACACCAGCGGCTGCCGCGCCCGCCATCGCAACGCCTGCAACAGCCATATTGCGAGAGATGGCGGTCGCAAAACTGCGGATACGCCCCCGCGCAGTATCAAGACCACGGTTGAACTGACTGGCATCCAGGCCCATCCGGGCCCGCAGCGTGCCGACACTATTTAGCGCCATTTTAAGTCTTTCCTTTCACGTAATCAGCCATCGAAATCACATCCATGCCGGCGGATGCCGCGTGCAGCATGCTCGACAGGGCCTCGGGCGGCATGGGATCGCCGGTGCCCGTCACCATTTTCATGAAATTGTTCAGCTCGCGTTGGTCAGCATGCAGCCCAACCCAGATCGCTTCGGCATGGCGAGCATGTGCCGCGTTGATCCTACGATCAGCAGCACGCATATGCACCACATAAAGCCGCGGCGTCAGACGCCAGAACGAGGCAGGATCAAATCCCGCCTCGATGTATCTTTCCAGCAGCGCAAGAAAGTCTAATCCTGCGCTGCGGTCGCTTCCCCCGGTGCGGCTTCGGAACCTTCCGCCTCCTGAGGTTCAGGCTTGGGGAACGCCTGGTCGAACGCGCGCTCAAGCGCCTCCTTATCGGCCGACATGACATGACCGGCATCCTGAAGCGTTGCATCGGGATGATGCTCTTTCAGGCACGACAGCATGAGATGTCGCATCTTGGAAACGGACGGGAACGCCTGATCCATCTCAGCCAGAAGATCAAAAGCCTTGTCGCCTGTACGATCCTCATAGTCTGCCAAAGCGTTGAAGTCGCAGACGATCACCCAATCTTTGCCGCCGGCGGAAACGGTGATTTCACCTTTGATGTTGTTGCCCATGGGTTAAGCCACAATCTTTGCTTTGACCGTGAAGGTCGAGGTGGCCATCATGATACCTTTGGGCGAAATCGCCGTCGGGCGATAGCCGTTGCAATAGGCGACATACTGAACCGGATCCGCGCCAACCGCTGTGATCTCAAGAATGAAGTCTTCGAGACTGTCCCGAACACCTGACAACGCCACGTCCATATCACTGTCGGGCACATAGTGATGCGACAGCGCCCAGGTTGGCGCAGGTTTCATGTCCGGGATGAATTCTTCAGTATCGCCGGGCGAACCCAAATGCGTCGCGTCGATGTTCCCGCGTGTCTGATCGGGAAACTCGAAATCTGCAATCCCGACGATTGGCGTGGTCACATCATCGGGGTCGACGCCCACGATGATTTTGACCGTTGATTGATAGCCTCTTACGGCCCCGCTGCTTGCTGGCATGGGTCTTTCTCCTTGGTTTCATAAATGGGGCCGCAAGGTGCGGCGATGATGGATCAGTCGGTCAGTGGCTCGATCAGCCAAGACTGCACGCTGAAGGTCAGGGTCAGCGTGCCCACGCGGCTTTCGCCGCCACCGTCGATCTGGACGGTCGTGTTGCGCAGCTCGCACTTGCGCTTGGCGGTATCCAGTGCCGTGAGTGTAGCCCGTTCGATCAGGTCGCTCAGATCATCAAGATCGTCCTCAAGTTCATTCGCGCCCTTGATCTTGGCGACGACCACCAGCTGCGTATCCCGCTCACTTTCGCCGATTGTCGGAAGATCCTTGGTTTCGGACGGCGTTGCTACAGCCAGGACCGGCAAGGTCTTTTCGTCGATGTTCTGGGCCCATGCCGACAGCATCGTGAACGAGGCAAATGCGGGATCAGCGGCTAGCGCCATGCGCACGACGCCGCGGTAAGTCGATCGATAATGCATCAGTCTTCCACCAGCTCTAGTTCACAGATCAGCATTGCATCGGCAGCCGGCGATCCGTTGGGCAGGCTGTTCAGCACGAGGTAGACCTTTTCGGGGGCAGACACCGCTGCGACCAGATCCCCGCGGGCGATGTTGGGCAGCACGCTCTTCGGCACCTGCAGCGTCGGCGACAGGATCAGGACAACGCGCCCGTCATCGCCTGCGACCTCGATCGGGCCTTCGCGCAACATGGCGCGCACCGTGACCAGCTCGCCGGATTTAGGTGTATAGAGGA